CTAGGGAAAGTCGGACTTACATTGGTGAAGTAAGGGATCTGTGAATTGGTAGATCCAAACCCTGCGCGAGTATCATATTTAGCTTCTTGGTATGCTCCAGACCTGTGGGCTGCATAGGAAAGGGGATCAAAGAGTTGCCAAATTGAAAGGAAATGATTCGCTGGTGTGTTGGAAAGTGTGGCGGAACTTACGAGCCTGAACGATAAAAGGTCTCCTTTGTTCAGGTACCTCATTCCCGAGAAACCATAGTTATCAGAAGAAATGCTTGAAGCCATACGTTGAATTGAGGCTCCATTTACATAAGACTCGACTGCATTACTAGCGGTAGCCGTGACCACAACTCCACCACTGTATCCATAAAATCCTGACACCGGCGCAGTAAATTGAGTTCCATTCCATGAACTTAAAGTGTCTTTGCTTTTGGTGCCCCAATCAATATTTACGGAAGTCGTTACGGCACCGCCTCCATTTCCTGAGTAGATTACCTTGGCTCCCATATTTTGAAGCTCAATGGAACTTAAAACCGCATTGGAGTTTTCCCAAGCGGCTATTGGCCACTCGAAAGTAAAATTCATTATGTCGCCAGTAGCCCATGTCCAAGGAGTAGTTCCGTTTGAGTTGTCGAGAGCGACATGCGTACTCGCCGCATTCATGGGTCCTAGTCTCATCTCCGTTGCGGAAAGTAAATTTACTCGTCCCTCTCTATTTGCAGGAGCACTAACGTCAATTGGTTTGTACTGACCTACTGTGTGTTGCTCGTTGGTTGCGAAGTTTAGATTAGGCGCGTACTGAGTAGGTATTGTAATGCTGAAAGTGCCTGTCAAATTCCCTGTCAAAGCTGTGCGACCAAATCCTTTTAGTGTACCATGACTTGTCCTATACAGCTTCATTGTGGTCGTGGCGTTTGCATCTGAGTCAGTCCACGCCTCGCTTCCTATGTACCTTCCGACCGAAGCAAACACTGGAGCATCTGGTCCAGCTTTGAAAGTTCCAAACAAAACTTCCCAGTCAGTCGTGGCAGTATCAGCGGCCAGATGAACGGAGATTAAAAGCTTAGTTGAGGTGACTGAGCCAAGATCAAGTCTTAATAAGAACCCGCCCTTAGCATTTTCAATTTCATAGTCTTCATTTGGTGTGATTATTTTACCGGTAGAGAAGTCTACAATTCTAAAAACTAAATCGTCAGTTTTATAGTCAGCGTCCGTAGCATTTACGAACCCTCTAAAAAATATTGGCTTGCCTAAATCCTCTGGATCAATGACGCTCGTGTTAAGTTCCACTCCTTCACCGACTGCACTTGTGCCATCATCTGTGAAAGAAAGTTTTAGCGATCCAACACCTGCTTGAGGATTTGTAGTCTCAACCGAAGCTGCAATGTGGGTTGGCGACACATAAGTTCTTAAGTAATAGGTTCCTGAAGTGTTGGCGTCCATACCAGTAGCGATACTCCCAGCAGGAGTTGTTGCAAAACCGAGAATGTCCACAGTCAAAACTCTCGCGTAGTATTTAGTTCCAGGTGTGAGGATTGAAGGGAAAGCTAGGCTTCCATAGATCATCACCTCTTCACCGTCACTTACTCCGTGAGCTGTGAATGTCGCATAACCTGAACCACCACCATCAAAGCACCCAGAGACCGCAGCACTTTTCTCAGTGTAGGGTCTTGTCTTATCGACAGTCGCACTGTAGGCAGGATCAACAAGATAGTTCTTCCCTCCTGAGCCAGTACCTCCTGCTCCTGCGAGCTGCGCCCAATCTCCGTTGGTTACCCCATCGACGAGCTGGTAGTTGGTGGCTTCCGAAGTCACATAGACAATCATTCCTTCATAGCGAACGCCTGAACCAAGCGCATCGCGAGCTGTAAGGTCTGCAACCTTAAGCCGTGAATCAAGGGGAAGCGTTGTCTGTACATCAAAGTTTGAACCTAAAACTATACCCATATCTTTATCCCCTACTGTTTAAACGTGTACTGGTAAGCCCCAGCAGTCACAGGGTTATTGAACTCGTAAATGTTGTAAGAAACTGCACCCGCATCGAGGCCTGTAATATTCTCTGTCCTCTTTGTCCAGTCCCCTATCGTTTCAAAATTGTTCCCATCTAATATTGATGTCAGGTTTCCGTAAGCAGCGGGGTACGCGAAATAGAACACTTGCGAAGCTGTCGCTGTGATTGTCTCTGTTTTGTTTGTGCTCTCAGTGATAATTCTTTTTGTAAGAGCCGCCACATTCGCGGCGGTCAAAGATGCAGCACCTGCCCCTACATAGTAAGGATAAACAAAAGTGAATGATCTAGTAGAGCTTGCAGTAGAAGGCCCGCCAGTAGACCCATCATCATCAACTTCCGCTCTAAAGGTCACGTTATCTGACCATGAGCCTGTATAATTGTAAGTGCTCGCACCACCACTTGGCACAGCTCCGCCCGATAAGACAGTTGAGAGAAGTGTTGATGGGTTAAGGTAGAACCTAACCGCAGCGATAGGGTCCGATCTCTTAACCACAGTCGCAACAAGGGTAGCGTCTGTGTTTGTATCGCCCTTTTCGTAAATAGTATTTGACTCAGTAATCCCAAGAGAGATTGTGGGGGCTGTGTAAGTGATCCCTATAACGTAATCAAGAACGTCTTGAAGAGTTGCAAGGTCTACAGCTTCTCCGTACTGCGCAGAAAACCCTGCATAAGAAAACTGTGTCCACGCAGCGTCCCCATCTGTAACCGTGGCTTTTGTAAGGACCGTTCCAGCAACTCCTCCAATGGGGAGGCCGCCTACGGCAGAGATCAAATCTCCCACGGCCACACCGATGTCTACAAGTTCTAAGTTTGTTCCGGCTGCGTTGTATCTCAAAAACTGTAGAGCTACAGGCTCCGGCATTACAAGCTGTGCTGCCTGCTCTGTCACGGGGAGCACTGGGACTCTTGTGAACTTGTCGTTCACTTGCTGGATCATGGCCACGGTTCGATCAAGGGCCTTCATAAGAGCGGCTGCATTGTACCCATCGTTTGGAAAGTTTAAAGTTTGTGTGAGTGGAAGCTCCCTATAGATAACAACTTTATCTGTCACCAGGGGGGCGGTGTTGAACACTACGTTTTGATCGAAGTCCCCTGGAGAAACTGCACCGTCCAAAACATAATCAGACATGGCCCCTTCAACTTGTAGAGTTTCGACAGGAGTGGCAGGAGTCGATTCATCCCTTTTATAAACCTTCGTCTCCGCACTATCATCCACAATTGGATCATAAGGGATGGCGAAAGTATCGGTTGAGCCGTTACCCTGATACGTAATTTTAACTACTAGATTTGCTAAACTCATTTGCCAAGCTCCCTACCAAATAATGATTTCACACGTTCTTGTCCGCGTGAATTGATTTCTTCTCCGATATCCGGTCTCATCATCATGACCTGCCAAGCTGCACTTTTGTACTTGCTGACCGTCTTCTTAACCATAATCTTTTTCATGTCTTCAGTCGTCGTTTTAGCCGTGTAAGATGGTGATTGTATTAACTCTTTTAAAGTATCTTTAAGCGGAGGGGCACCGATACTTAAATCTCCAACCTTTAGTCCAGCTGCAAGCTTCACATAATCATGGTATTGGTGCGCGTTTAACTTAACGGGGACCGTGATCCCTTGGCCTATACCTATCCCTTTTCTCTTAGTTCTTTCAGGCATACGGATGGACATAGACTCTTCATTAGGGCTTTCCACATGGATGATTGCCCCTGTGGAATCAAGTCTTATAAGCTCTTTTACCACCGGGTCATTCTGGTCCCGAAGTTGGTTGTTTGAAAAGATCGCAGACTTGATCGTGTCGCCTACACCGATGGGTGAGAAGACTTCTTCGCCGAAGATGTTTAGCTCCGAAGGCATCCCTGCATAGCCTGCAAGTCCTGCGGTTTCGAGCCATTCATTCTTAACCCGCTCCCAAGTTTTCCCAACGAGAGAGTGCCCTTCTCTGGATTTAGTGTCTCTGTTTTGCGGGTCCACAAGCTGCCCCGCTTGCCGTACAAACCCGCTCATAGGTACAAATCCTGTAGAAAATCTTGCAGCACTCGCTGCCAAATCATCGGGCGTTGATCTTCCTTCTGCTACATCTTTAATCACTGTAAAGAAGTCAGGAACTCCGCGGGTCAAATATTCTGGAGTCATGGAAGACATCAAGGTTGTGGCCCCTGCCAGAATCAACTCATCTGTAAGGTAGGAGTCTTCATCATCGGCGTCTACGCGGCCTGTAAGCTCTGCCAGATCTGCGCTGATTTTTAATAGCACTCCACCAACCCCAAGGTTTTTAAGCGCGATATACCCACCTCCAGGGAGTTTTAATGAATCCGGCTGCCATCCACTGGACCTTAAAGCCTTCTTCATTTTTGGATTATCTGGACCGGAACCTGTGACAAGTCCTTGGTGAGCCATGAACCCGCCAGTGGTTAAGATCCCTGTGCCCACAACCATCTTTGCAATCTCTTCCTGAGCCCGTGCTACGTTGCCAGACATTAAAGCCCTGCGGGTGTCGGGTCTTAGAAAAGAGATCGGGGTTCTCTGGATCGTTCGATCTGCGAGGTTTGTTGATACCCGCATGAAGGCTCCCATGTATCTTCCAAGGGGGACCTTCTCCATAAATTTCTGTAGCGCTTGAATGCTCTCGCCTGTGATTTTTGCAGGGCCAGCTCCGACACCTTGAGTGCTTCCGAGAGGGGTTGTAAGCGTAAACTCCGCAGCAAACCTTCCAGACTCTTTCATCATTCCGGCTGTAGGTTTTTTCTTTAAAGAAGCCACAAGAGATGCGTATTCTTTTGAACCCACCTCTAAGCCTTCCTGTATAGCTGTTCTGTGCGCGAGCTGATACCTTCTAGCACTCGCATTTGTCATGTTAAAGTACACATCCTGAGCTGTTAAAACTCTGGTCGGTGTGTTCCAAATATGGCCTACAACATCGGCAAATTTTCCGATAGTAGAATTGGGGTCCAGGTTGAAAGCTTCGCTGCTTAAAGCTTTCGTTCTTGAGAATGTAAACTTAGAAGCACCCTTTGGGAGCGCCACTTTACCGCTAAAGATTGCTTTGGCCGCAGAGAGAGCTTCTGCTTGCGCATCGACGAGCCCTGCAAACTGTGCTGCAACTTCCCCACTAGCTTGTCCTTGCTTTAAAAGCTTTTCTACAGTGCTAGCCGTAGACCCGTGCTTCGATATTAACTTAGCGTTAATCAGCGCTGCTTTAACTTTAGGGTTTTTCTCTATAATTTTCCCCGCAGTGGCTATAGCTTTTTTGCGTCCTCCACTAAGCAAGCTACCGACGGCGGCTTCCCCAAGCATCATACCTTGCCCAACTATATTTGAAACAGGGTTTGTAAGAAGCATGGTTGAAGGACCTGAAAGGACGTTATTCACCCACATCTCAAAAGCCGCATCCGACATTTTAGTCCCGAGACTGTTTGCTTTGTGCCTAAGTAAGTCAAACATGGATAAACCGTGGTCTTGTAATTGCTTGAGCTGCTCCAGTGTTTGCTTTACGCCCTCAGTGCCCCCATGGAGTTTTATATATTCACGCATCTTCCTCATTTTAAGGGCTTCGTCTGTCCCTGTAAGAACACCTGGGAAATTTTGAGAAGACCTCAAAGCTCGACCACTCTCTGAGCTTGCAGCCTCAATAGACGCATCGACTGCTTGGAGGTTTGTTAAACGCTCTTGGAATACAGCAAGCTCCGCATCAGATAAATCATCTATGTTTTTTACACCAGCGACGAAGTTATCTACTTCAAGTTGCTTTGCCATGTAATCCATTTTCAAAGCGGTGCGTTCTTCTTGATTTAAAGCATCCCCAAATTTACGTGAGAAAAGTTCATCAACCGCGCCTTCTTGCTTGAAAATCTTCTCAGCAAGTTCGACGTTTACAGCATCTTTAACCGTGCCACGTTTCGCCACCTGATGAAGGTCATTTGCCGTAAAACCTCTTCCACTATCTTTTAGCTCTTTTAAAAGCTCGGGCATATTCTTCGCAGAAGTCCCATGCGGTGTAACCTTAGCCATCTGCTGAACTTCTTTAGGTGTGAGCGGTGGTTCTTTCGGGAGCTGTGGTTTTACCGCTTGCTGCGCTTCCTTGCCAGTGACTTTTGGAGGTGTTGCTCCTTCCGCGCCAGCCGCTCCTTTACCCGCTTTGGCAGCTTCTTCCTCGAATTGTGCATTAATGCTGCCTTCAGCTTTTTGAATGGCAGCTTCGTCGAGAGCTGCACCTGGAGGAACTGGATCTGCTTTTGAAATCTTCTCAAATTGTCTGACCTTCCGTAATTCTTTACCAGCGCGAACACCCTTAAATACGGCTTCGCCCGCTTTGAATATACCAAGGGTTGTCACATCCACAAGAGCTGCTTCAATTCCAGTTTTAACTCTAGATAAAAGACGAGAATCATCTTCGTTAGTTGCCAAAAACTCTGCGATAGGGTTTGCAAGAGCAGGGTTTGATTGCACAAGATTCGAGAGTCTTTGATCTTCTGGATCTGTAATCATGCTTGAGAGTGTTGCAGATAAACCTACGTTCTTAGCTACCCCTATAATTCCTTTTGCTTTAGAGAGTTTACTTATCGCGCTGAAAGGCAATAGGTATTGACCGACCATCTTACCCGCAAATTGCGTAGGTGAGTTGGGCTCACCGAAAAGTTTATCTGTAATATTGATTTGCGTATTCTCATCCATCATATCGCCAGAGCCGTAACCCATCCCGGCCATGACGTTCTCTACGGCATCGGCTGCATCGAGCGCAAAGTTTGCGGTCTGCTCAACACTTGTAGCCACACCTTGAGCGAAACCTTTTGTGGCCTCTAAGACCATAGATTCTGTGGGATGCCCCTTAGCATATTCCCTAGCCGCTACAGATATAAAGTCTTCCTTTTCAGGAGCTTGGCGTTCTTCTTCGCTCTCTTGAAAGCTCCCCATCAAGCTGTTCATATCCTGCTTCGCACTGGCCGCTTCTTTTTCCTGAGCAAACCCTTCGAGAGAACCGCTACCACCTGTATCTGCAAACTGATTTAAAAGGCTTTCGTCGATGGCCATTATTTAGTCCTCTCTAATTTCAAAATAGAATCAAGCTCTGCTTTTTGCCTTAATTGCTCTTGGCGCATTTTAATTTCTCTAAGAGTTTGCGCCGTTCTCTTCTCTGTCTCGGGGGTTACGCGCCCCTCTTTAATCGCTTTTTGATACCTCTTAGCCACAACGACTCCGTACTTTTGCAGTGCTTCAGGATTGTCGTTGTACCTATTGATCTCTGGATCAATGTTTGATCTTAAAGTCTGCACACCCATAACGCGGGCTGTGGCTTCACGAGCTGCTTCCATAGGAGTTTTACCTGCGGCTTCAAGCTCTATAATCTTTTCATTTATTTCAATCATGGTTTGCTTTTCTTGGTTGTTAAAGAAACTCCCCATCGCGCTCATACCTGTAGGAGTCACAGCGGCTTTAACATACTCTTTCGCTAAACTTTTTTCAGTTGCATATTTAGGGTCCAGGTTTTCCCGCTTTGCTTGGCCTGCGAGAGACTTTAAAAGATCAAGACCATCTTTATGGTTCATGTCCCCTGCCTGCATTGAAGCCATGATCTGAGGTTTAATCTGATCGAAAGTTCTTCCACCTAAATAAGACATGGTGTACTTGGCTTTTAAATCCATACTTCTTTCGGCAGAGATTCCTTTTTGATTTGTCTTTAAAGCGTTGTAAGCAGGGCGTGAAAGAAGTTGGTTCGCATAGGCAGCGTCCACATTCTTCATAATCTCTTCCTGGTCTCCAGGGGTTTTTGATTCGAGCAGTGCCCCGAAAAGCTGGCTCTCTGTCTTTTCCTGAAAGTCTGTCTTTTCCTGCTTAAGCTGTGTGCGGTTGTTCTGCTCTAAAGTCCATTTGTTTCTGTAATCTGTGACCTCTCTTTTCTCGAACTCGGCAGAAAGTTTCTTTCTTTCTTCCGTAGAGTAAAGAGCACCTGCGTCTGTTTCATTGAGCATTTGTTTTGCAGCTTGATAATCCCCTTTATATGCAAAGCTTTCTAAAGCCGCTGTCACCAGGGATCTTCTTCCGGCTTGGACGTACTTCCCGTGGTTGCTTCCTGTGTAGGGCATACTCTTCGCCATGATATCGAAATCTTGAAGCTTAGTACCTATAAGGTTTGGGTCTTGTTGAAGCTGGTTTGACATATCGTTGATAATGTCTTGAGACTTAGCAAGTACAGATGTGTTGTGCTGGTCCACTTGAAACGTCAGTATTTTATTTCTGTACGCCCCTTCAATCTGCACGTTTGCTTGAAGCATTTGCTCTTTAAGATCTCTGTCTGTAACACCGTCAAAAAGCTCATCCCTTGTTTTAGTGTACACATTAGAGAAATCTTTTTGCCCTGATGATCCATCGGCGGCTGTAGGGTTCATTTGAGCTTGTCGTTGCCCCTCTATAGCTGCAATCGTCAACTTTTGTTTCACCTGCGCAACTTTAAGAGCGTTATCGACTTTTCTTTTTCGCTCCATGTAGTCGCCCACTGCCGATGAAAACTTCTGTACGCTACCACCAAAGTCAGCGATGTTTTCACCCTGAGCCCTGGCCTGCCTTGGATCAACGACCTGACTACCGCCTACAGGAGAGAGCCTTGTGTTTTGTTGGAAATTAGAAATCTTAGCCATTAGCTACTCCCTGCCACGTTCGCTCCGGTAGTCATTGCTGTTGACCCCATCTGAAGAAAGTTCGTCTCAAAGCTCATAAGGTGCTCTGCTCGTTTGTCTGCTTGCTGTGCTTGAAGAAGCGAAAGGTTTGCTTTTCGTTTACCCATCTCAGTGATCGAAGCACCTTCTTGAGCGATTTTTCTTTTAGAATCGGACATGACACTTAAAGCACTTCCAGAAATATCAACGCCACCTTTAGCAAACGAGTTTACCTGAGACCCGAAGAACTGAGCAGATTCATCATCAAAGATAACTCTCTCACGTTTAGAGGCCTCTAGTGCAAGGGCGGCTTGTTCGCGGTTAAACTTGGCGTTCGCTTTCTCGGCTTCTGCCTCGGCTTTATTTGCGAGGTAGTTGCCGTACATCTGCATCCCACCGCCTGCAATCATCGCTGGTCCACTCATACCATTATCCTCGCCATTAAAATTTCATCTTGTTTCATAGGGCCGCTTTTGCGCATAGTGCCCTCTATTTCAAACCCCATCGCCAGGTGTTGTTTTACGGCGGTGTTATTGTCGGCATTCACAATGGATTGAACTCGCTCAACTTTAAACTCCAGGGCTTGGCGCTCAATTAGATGCTTCACAGCTCTATGATATCCGAATGCGTGGTTGCGCACCTCCACAGAAGCCGCCGCCCATATAGCCATAACGTGTGCGTGCGTGAAGCAGCCCACAACTGCGATAGGCATAGCGCCATTCATCAAGCTCCAGGAAAAACTATCCGGTTGCTTGTAAGCCCTCATGATGCGTACAGGTAGCTCCCAGTCACCTTCGTAGCAACCAAGAAGGGGCGGGAGATCAGCCATGTGCTTTGGATGGAAAGGTACAGGCTTAATCATAAGTCTGCCCCCTAACAATAATGGCTGTGACATTCATTGGCAGCGGATCATCTCCGACTAAAAAGAAAGAAGATTCTTCAGCATACTCCCCATCAAAATAAACAGGCTTCTCACCTGTGTATAAAGTGATCGGATTTGCAGGATCTTCTCCGTCATTTCTAAACGAGATTTGCTCTAAGTGATCCAAGTCTCGCCCGATTTTTGCTTGCGCAGATGTGTTGAACTTAGGTGTTATCCGGTCCATTCTAGTCTTTGAGCCTTGAGCTGTACCTATGGCAGAACCTTCCTCAACACTTAAAGGGTTCACATAGTTTCTATATCCGAGGCCTACCACCAGGGTGCTGTACGTAGCTATTAGCGTGATCTCCCCGCCTGTGACCGTAAATTCTCCGAGGTAATGCCCATCACCCAAAGCCTGCACAGTTTGGCCTTCTAAGTATTCCAGTCTTGAAACCGTTAAGCTAGAAGGCTGGAACTCAAAGCGATCTTCCGTAGAGACTTCCAAAGTTCCTTTAGAGTAATCATAAATGACCACATCGCCCACAAGGTTTGCTTTACCTGGAAGAGACCCATCATACCTTGCCCCGACTCTAAGCAAAGTAATCGCAGCAGCATTTCGAGTGCCTGTGCCTGTTTGACTGGTTCCGAGTTTTTTCCCGTTACAAAAAAGTGCAGTGGCTCCAGAGGTGAAGTCGTACCTAAGCGAGAAGTGATGAGGCGTTCTAAGCCCCGCTCTCCACTGGCCTAAATTAACGTCATTTATAATATCAGCCCCTGCTGAGTCGAGCACGTTTAAGTAGATGTTTTCTGATGTGTCTGTGTACACTTCAATTAAATTGTAGGCATCCCCTGGACCCGTGCAAACTGTAATCATGCACTGAGCACTTGCGGGGTTTAAGGGCCACCAAGTCCACTCAATAGTTCCTTCTTGAGCGAAGTTCGCATTGTCTGCGGCAGCATAACTGATATAGGAAGCTGACCCTGCATCGAGCTTTGCTTTACCGTTTACAAAAGTAACTGTACCTGTGGCCGTACCTGTAAGTGTACCGTCTCCTTCATCTGCGTTTATAGAGTCATAAAGTCTTGCGTAGAAGTTGTGGTCTGTAGAAGGTCTAAAAACTTTTGAGCAATCCATATAAATTGGAATGCGTATTTTAGTGTCTACATTTTCATGAAGAGTTGGCTCATAGAACTCAGCGCCTAGCTTCTCCAGGTAAACCACAGTGGAGCCGTTGATCTCTCTTTCAACAAGCATATAAAGCTCGTCGGTTGTACCGTCTTTTGACGGTGCAGCGCAGATGCTCTTTACTTTCGGTGGCTCACCCGCAGATACATCGCTGTACCCACCTAGCACATGGCGGTGAAATGCAAGCACACTGTTTTCTCTGCTTTTGGTCGCGGCATACAGATAGCCGTTGTTGTCGATAACCCATAAAATATTGTTGTCTAAAGTTTGGTAAGCCATCTCCTCTATTTTAGAAGGAACAGAATCCGCAAAAACCGCGTTACTTACTCTCGTAATGTGCTCGGCCAGAAACGTCACCTCTGGAGACATATAGCCAGCGGTTCGATCATCGTACATGATCTCCCTTAACTTTCTGGCACCTCTTTGCACGTACACAGGCACATCATCCACAACGATGGGTTGGATGTACTCTGAGCCGTAACCAGTCTGCGGTCTGATATCAACGTCTGTTATATCGAAACTTCTGATAGAGTATTCCCTACCTCTTGAACCTACCAACAAATCTGATTTACCGCCGCTTAACCATGTGATATAGTTTGCTCTGTCAGATGCGATAGTAAATAATTGAGGGTCTGACGCAATGAGTGTGTATCCTGGGTTCAGTATAGCCTCACGAGCAATTTCATAAATATCATAAGTTTGAGACGCCCAAACACTCGAAGGATCTGTGTCCGTTCCCCCAAAGAAAACTCTGCTGTTCCAGAAAGTAACTGTTTTTGGAAAACCCCTATAAGTAGACCATGCCCCTTCAATCCATTGAGCTGTACCAGATCCAGCTGTTGCAGCTGCGGGGAGTGTGTCTACTACCTTAGCTGTGACCACTGTTGCTGAAGTCCACCCTGTAATTACAGCCCACCCAACAGTTCCAGAATCTTGAAAAGCGAAGGTTGAGCCAATATGACCCACATCAAAGAAAGCCTTAGAAGATGTTAAAGAGATCGCGGCTCCAGTGGTAGCTGACGCGTCTATTAGGTGAGTTGTGTCTTGGTTCGGGCTTCTAAACCCTTGACCCACTAAATTGTTTATAGAGCCAATACCGTTAGAGTTGGACTCGCTCCCTGCAAGATACCAGTAATCTTCCCACTCAAATTGATTTACCCCTGTTCGGCGAATCACCTGAGGAGGAATAAGATCGTGCGTGAATATCATTACATCATTATTCTGCACAAACTGTAATTGTTTGATAACTGTAGGGCTTGTGAGCAAGGCATTCTGATACCCTGAAGTCATGTTCCCCACAGCGGTCTGGTGTCCTAAGCTTAAATATTTATCCTCGTTTACATTGTAGATATAAAGAAAAGGGTTCGATGACTTTGCCTGTCCTGTAAATATAATTATGTAGGCTTCGTCATTGGACACGACAAACGGGATTGAGCGCAAGGCCGCTCCCGCGGTAAAAGCGAGCTGGGAAGATCCATCGGTTAACTCAGTTGAAAGTATCTGGCTACCTACACGACGAGCTGCACCACCTTGAGGGTGTACCCACATATTCTGAATCCCTTTAGCGGATCTTTTATATGAGTCGAGGCCAGTCTGTCCGTACATTCTCGGAGAGACTTCGCCGTTTTGAAATGTCTGTAAGATCGAATTAAACCGAGGCATCAGTACCTCGCATCTATCCAAGAATTGGCTTCAAAAGTATCCCGCCCTGATTCTTGTGCATCCATACTTCTTGCCACTGCAAGCTCTCTTTGAGACCCATTATAAATTGTGGTGGCGAAAGTTGAGGACTGTGTAAGAGCGTAGCAAGCATCGCTTGCTAGCATCCAAGCTAAAACTTCCTCGAAAAATGGGGGAAATTTAGTAGGGTCTGTGACATCTTTTGCGTAAAGAATGCTTAAGGAAGTTGAATCGCAAACGATCACTCTATTGTTGTCCGTATTAAACTCCACCTTCCAGGGGCATCCCTCTGGCAAGTCCGTATCAAAAACTCTTAGGCAATCCGAAGGGATCACAAACTCTTTAGTGAAACCAAAAACTGGAGTGTTCACCGTGGCAGAAAGAGCCACGCGAAAACTAGAGAAGTTCCAGGGGTGAAGACTTATAAGCTTCTTCCTGGTGATATCAAATTGATTGTTCATAATCTTAGCCGATTTAGTTGCATCGGTAAGTGCCGAAATCAGGGGAGCCCCTAATTTAACAAGCGCAGAATTTGCGATGTCAACATTGGCTGTTGCCATTTAGAAGCCCCCTTAAATTTTTAATTACTCAACTACAATAAAAGACTCAAGCAAGATCGTGTCGCCAGTGGAAGCAGTGGTTGCCTCTACAACAGCGGCCTGTACTTGAACTGCGCCAGCGAATTTCTTGCGGTATCCGGCAACAGTGGAAGCGAATCTAAGTCTTGCGAGAGCGCCGGCACCTGTGTCAGCTACGGTATTAACGTAGAATCCATCGGGATCAGCGACCTCTACAGTGGTGTTAGACTCGTTTAGTTCCGCAGATGCAGCCCAACCAATGTTGTACTGACCAGTGGTTCCATCGGAAGGCGCGGTCACGTACATATCAATAACGCGAGAGCCTTTTGGAAGAATGAAAAATTTGATAACATCAGCAATGCTCAATTCACCCGTTAGGGCAACTTGATCTGCTTTATATCTCAATTTCCCATAGTCCAAGGATACATCAACCATGGAGCTGGGTTCGTTTTTTCTTAGGGTGGCGTTTACGCCGTACAAAGTAGCCATCTTGTAAATCTCCTTTTAAGTGTTTTTAAAACCGCGAATAAAGGGGCTTGTGAGCCCCTTCACTTCTTTAAGCTTCTTTTGCCAATCCGATAACAACTTTGGCTTCTTCCATTCGAGTTGCCCCGATACCCATGCTCACGAAAACTTGAGTTGAGTAGTTTTTGTTTGCAAGAGGCTCAATGCGAGTCTCGATGTCATCCGCAGTAGCCAAAAGAAGTCCATCTTTAGCCCAGAAGATACATCTTCGGTTGCCAATAACTGAAGTTCCAGATCCAACAATACCAGTGGTATCGGCGGCTGAGAGAGCGTCCACTTGAAGATCCAAAAGCTCAGTTCGGATGAACTTGAATCCCATGAAGGAATCAACTTCGCCCATAACCAAAGCTCTTACAGTGTTGAAGTCTGCGCTAGTGATTGAAGTCTCACCAAGCAAAGCACTCAACTGGCTTGAAGTGATGGCGCTGAATCGAGGGATTGATTCATCAACATCGTTTGCATCGAATTTTTTCTTGATGGCTCGCAACCAAGACACGTTAGCGTCTGAGTGAGCTGAGCCTGTAGTGGCCTGAAGTTTTTGGCTGTTAGGCATAACAACTTCAGTTGAACCGTCTTCTCCACCCCATGCAGAACCGTTAGCAGCAGCGATGATCCGAAGATCTTTCGCGCGGCCCATAGCCCAAACAGCGGCTTGTGCGTAAGCACCAGCAGGGTCCATAAGAAGTCTGCGAAGATCTTCTTTGTCGATAAGGTCAGCCCAAACATAATCTTTAAGAGTCACGCGTCTACGTGAATGCTCAGAATTAATCTGAGGAGTATCGCTGTGACGAGTAGTTTTCTCTACGGCTTCGGTCTGTCCGATTCTATCGTAGAAAGCACTCTTGCCGTTTTGAGATTCGTTACGAACCATTCCAGCAAGCTTTGAACCTTTTTGTTGTGAAAGGTGAAACACTTCTGATTTGTACTGCTGTACAAATGCCGTGGTAATTTGACTAGACATTAAGTCCTCCGGTTTAAAAGTTTAAACGAAACAAGTTTTTGCTTGATTTAGACTGCCCGAAGGATCGGATCTAACAGGTGATTCGAGATATCAAATCACAGGAACTCTAGCAAAAGAGTCTGCCCTGCCCCTATTTAAAAGGGCGGGGGTACTCCTGGTCAAGTATTTTTTACAGAGGCCTCGACTTTAAGACGGGAAAGCAACTTCGTAAAGTTTTCTAACCTCGTCTTTGGCCGCTTTATGGTTCGGGTGCGATTCATTCCTATAAGGATGATTGCTGTCCCCTTGAATTGCCCTGGCCTTCGTCAAAGCATCATCAGGAGTGATAGCGAGTTTTCCGCTTCCAGACCCCACTAATTGATCGTCGCTCATAAGCTTTCGAGCATTCGCCAGTAGTTTTAAGACTGCCGGATTGTCCCCATACCCTGAATTAATCAAGGCTTCTTGATCCCCTTGATCTGGGAGAAGAAAGGTCATAGCAGCTTGGGCTTCCTGAACTTTCGCATCGTAAGCATCTCCCCAGGACTTCTTAAGCTCGTTCACACGGTTTGTGTGGTCGGTCTGGTTCTTTAGCTCAAACGCTTCGCGGTTAGTGCTTACGAGGCCACTATACCCTTTAATGATCTCTTCCATCTGCCAAGGGAGCACGCCTTTTGCGTGCGCAATCTTTGTCAGCTCTTGAAGAACTGTGGGGTCTATATTCTTATCTTCCCCTAAGTTCATTTTGTAATCTTCTACTTTTGCAGGGTTACCGAGCTTTCCAAAAATCTGATTCCAGTCGTCAGGTGTTGCGTGCTTGTCCGGTACAGTCACCTTGTCTTTACCTATAGATTTCTGTGCGTGGATGTAAGACTTAGCGAGGCTTTCAAAAGAAGTGATCGGCTCCAGTGATTTATCCGCACGGATGTCCTCTGGAAGTGAGTCCCTCATTTTGCTCCAGTCGGTCCCACCTTCTGTGGGGGGAGTCGTTGGAGGTGTGGTTGTTGGAGGTGTGGTTGTTGGAGGGGTAGTTGCGCCTGGCTCACCTTCAAGTAATCTGCTGTCAAATTTAAACTTCATTGTCTTCCTCCTCTATAATTTTGTTTAGTTTAGCTACGTCCAATCTTAAAAGCTTGCACACATGAAGCACCAAACTTCTTTGACCCTCGTTAAACGAAGTCCCGTGAGAGTCCTTTGGCACGTAACTTGTGCTCATCATCCCGCCCTTTTTCATTAGATCTAAAAGCACACGCTTTCCGTGGGGGGTGGAAAACGTAGCTTGGTAGTCAGCAGTGAGTGCTACTACCCTTTGATTCTGCTCAGTCATATTCTCCTCTTTCTATTGCCCCTGCATCACAGGGGCTAGTTTACTTGCTTGCTCTGCATTCTCCATATTCTCTTGGCGCTTAAGAATCTCTTCCTGTGCCTGGGCTCGGGCTTCTGCGATCTGCTCAACTTCTTTCTCAGATCTCAATACTTTCTGAGGAGCCCCGTAGATCTTCCAGTTGATTTTCACAGCTTCCAGCGCGTTGATTACATCGGCAGCTTTTGGGTCAATCTGGATAAACTGCGCACTGGCCTCTAATGCGCGAATCATATTCTGACCTTGTGTAATAATTTGAGCGCGGGCAATAGGGCTTGTGTACTCAGCAGACAGGTTTTCCTCAAGTAGTACCGGAGGGACCTCGCCTAGAATTTCACCTTTTCCACCATCCGCAGCCACAACAAAATCTAGAATTAAATCTATACCTGGGATTAGGAACTCAGTTCTTTGTCTCCCAAGCATAGGAGCAAGGAAGCGAAGCTGTTCTTCTATGCGCTGGTTCACCTCTACTGTGGTCATACGATCACCTTGTAGCAGAGACAGTTTGTCCACAAAGAACGCTTCCCTAATTTGCATCTGTCTATCGCGAATTAAATTCTCACCGATACGTGGGTTGATATCTTTAAAGATCGCTTCCACTCGGTCAGTTGATCCCGCTCTATAGTAATGGATACTCCCTGGAGCAGTTTTAGTGGGCTTAATGAATCCATCATCGGGCATCTGCACTGGAGGATCGACCACTTTTTGAGCCGCTTTCACCAGGGCTTTCACCATCTGGTTTACTGTTTTTGCTTCTGGGAGAGCTGTCATTGCAGGAGAACGACCATAAATCTCGTTAGAGTTTTTGATCCATCTGGCTACTAGGTACGGGAATCGCGCAAAGCCCTTTACCCTAAGTTCTTTCTTTTCCTTTTTAGTCGCCAAGATATACTGAGAGGTGAAGGGCTTACCCTGCCTAGCGAGCAAGTCACTCTTATAAACTGCGTGGATAACGTCAAACTCATCTGATTTACCCGCAACATACGCGGCAATCACTTCACTTGAAAATTCATCCTCAAGTTGTTTTTTGCCCGCTTCAGTCTTAAGCATATTCTCTAGATCGATACTGTTCCCAAAAACATCCTTGGCGAACTCTTGAAGGATTTGGTGGGCTGTCCACTTAAACTTTCTGTACAGTTCCTCGACTCTACCCTTGTTGCTCTCCGCAATCACGCATTCAGATATATGCTTAGTTGAGAAGTGTATGATCTTCTCATCATCGGGCTCAATAGACATGATCGCAGTGCCTATAGTAATCAGGTCTAAATAAAATTGGTGTACTTCAGTTTGGAAATTTGTGTTATTTAAAATCTTGTGTAGTGTCTCAGTTAAATCCTGAAGGTACGCCAGTACATTTTCATCCGCTCTTAGCGCGATCTTAGATGGCTGAAGCTCAAACCATGTGGTGTTTGGGTTTGTGAGCATTCCATGGAGAGCTGATGCGAGCAGCTCACAAGCAGTCATAGCTGTGTTGTCAAAAAGCAGCACACCTTTTTTCTGCCCCTTAGTCTCTTCTCTGATTACAGACTGAAGGTTTGGCATCGTATAGTCAATGACATCCTGCCAGTGGGTTTCGAGGGTCCCGCGCTCGCCTTTTTTCTGGTCGTATCTTTTACATATTTGATCCGGTGTCATTTTCATCTTACACTCCCATCATTACTTTAGAAGCATTGGATCTGGGAGTAAGTATTGTTTGACGCCTGCCCGGTTGATCCACTGATAATTCAAAAAGTTTTTCTGTCGCCAGGCGGGATTTCCCTTTTTCAGAAGTTCCGGCCTTCTCAGCTTGGATGTCGGCTGCAAGCTGGTCCATTGCGCCCATCGTTGTTGTTTGTATGTCTAAAGCTGCTTTAACTTCATTGTAAGTTTGTTGAGACAGCCCGCCCTCCGCAAAAGAGCTTTCAAGTATGCTCCGCACTTCTTTGCGCTTTGCTGTACCTGATTTTGCTATTTGCTCATTCATACCGCCGCTCTCGTATTGTCGTTGGTTGAAAGGATCATTGAAAAAACTGTTCGGTCCACCCATAATTACACCCCAAATATATCGTAGTCTGTGTCAAGTTTAGTTGGCAAATGCCTGATGTCTTCCTTATCGAAGTCGCCTTGAAATCCCATCGCCAGGGTTTGAAACGCATCCGCTCCGTGGGATGCCCAGTTATGCCTTGGCTTCGTTCTAAACACCCCTTCTTTAGGGTCATATACTCTCTCATAAGCTTTCAAAGCTTCAATGCCAGGGT